ATATGACATTGTTATTTCCTATTAAATTATGGTTTCTTAGTAACTGTGTGGTAAGAAGCACCTGTAGAAGCGGCTGTACCTGCGATAGATAATGCAGTAGCGGCTTTACTAGGCTTGGCTACAGAGTTAATACGACTCTGAGCAGAACGCTTATTACTAGCTAGTTGACGTTGTGTGCCTCTCTGAGACAGTTCTAAGTTCTGTGTTGTTGTGGTGTTGCCTCGTAAGACACTGGCATCTAACTCACCCATAAGAGCGTCTATAGAGTTACCAGATACACCGGACTCACCAGCAGAGGTCAGAGCAGTAGCAGAAGACTTCATACCTTCTAAACCACGATCAATCTTCTCTTGTGCAGCGGCAGCGTCAGCTACGGCAGCATCTTCTTGAGCCATGCGGTCTTCTTCGACCTTAGCAGCATGTGCAGCTCTAGCATTTGCATCATAAGCATCCGCTTGCGCGTTATGCCCTTGAATAGCTCCTAGACCTTGCATCACACCACCAGCAATATAAGCAGCGGGGTGGCACATTAGTTTATCCTCGTAAATTCATAAAATGGTTGTTGACCAACACCATAGTCATCTATGAGTTGGATAAAGGTAAAGCCGAGTTTTCTCAGCCACACCTTAGACACTTCGTTATCTTCATGTACGTAATTAACGAGTATCGGGTATTCTTTATTCTTATCTTTAACCCACTGAGATGAGACTTTCATAACGTCTCTAGCGATCTCAGGGATCTTATCTGTACCGAGCATCCACGGGGAAGCTGTCAGATCATCTACAGGATGTATTCCAAACATTCCTATAGGTTGTCCTTGGTGTACTATAGTGTTGCATTCATCTGATTCAAGACACGCAAGCAGAGCCTCCAGTGGCTCCACTCCGTGACTGAACATTACTTCTACCTTATCCTGCTCCCGCATAAGGGGAGCTAAGATAAAGCAATCTTCTTTTGTACTAGATCTATAAGTAGCCATATTATATCCGTTGTGATCTTGTGGTAACGAAGCCTTCCACCTCCACACTTGTAAAGTTACACGGAAGGGCGCTTACGCTAGATATAGTCACATCAGTTTCAGAGGCTTGTGATTGGATACCAACCTTGTAAGTACCGCTAGGCACTACGTTGGCTGTTCCTAACACAAACGAACTGGAGCCTAGTAAGTTACCTGTAAAGGTACTAGACTTAGGATCTCGACCTGTGCTCGTGACCGTAACATCGAATGTTGAGGTATTAGAGTACACAATGTTGAAGTTCCTTAACTGATAACGAGCTATAGTTATGGGTTTAGATGGATCAGTTTTAAACACTTGTTCTGAGAACGTATAGGAGAACGTATAAGGGATGCCAGCATATACAGGATATGTACTAGGCGAACTTAAGTTCTTACCAGCGAGGCTCATGTAAGCGATATTAGAATCTGTATAAGGTACAGTATCTGATTCGCTATTTAATAAGACACGACGGTCTAATAGAACAGGGTGTTTAGATGCAGTTAAAGACACTGCTGTATCTTCTGAGAGGTTGATCTTCTCTAGTGTATTAACACCATTATGATTAAATAAGAAGAATATCTCTGAATTGTTGAAAGACATATCCAAGATGTCACCAGTAAACGTCCACTTAGACCATGATGACTGAGCCTTTTCATTGTTTGTTACATACCAACGGTATACAAAAACAGTCTTAGGGTCATCATCGGTAGTAATAAGTAAGGTGTCTTCATTAGATGAAGTAACCATATTTGTTATATTACCCTTAATATAAGTGGGGATATTACCTGTTACATCGTCAGCCACGTTTAACTCGGTTTGACCTGCTACGAAGTATTCGCGTATACCAACAGAAGAACCTTTGTCATTAGCGAAGAATACAGAGTTGCCTGCCGACACAGGACGAACATTTAAATCCGCCTCATAGTTAGTGGCAACATTTACTGCTACTTCCGTAGGAGTCAATAATGCGCCTGACGTTAGATTAAACTGAGCTAGGTCAGAGAACAACAAGAGCTGTTCTGAGTAAGGTATAGCTGCCTTTAGGATAGATACGCTGTCGTTACTAACTGCAACATCAATAGGAGCTGAGTCGAGTAGGGCGCGTACAGTGGTTCTAAAGAAGTTATAGAAGCCACTAGCCTCACTGAAGATGACATTTTCATCTGAGAGGAATCCTAAGCGGTTACGGTGGAAGAATATATCATTAACAGTGTTGCCGACAAAGCTAGGGAAGGGGTTAGTGTCATCATCACCTGCTGCTCTATCTAAGAAAGGAGTCGGGCCGAACTTCCAGAACACTTCCCCTGCAACTCTGCCATCAGACCCGTCAGAGACAAACTTCTCTAATCGATGAGGCATAGTTGTAAGATCAAACTTATTCTCAATACCAGCTTTTACAGTTTCCTGCCAAACACCTTGGCCGATTGTTCCAACAAACTTAACGTGAAAGTTGTCTTCATCTTTGTTATTATCACCTACTACAGCTAATTGAAAACCATCAACACATTGGTTAGGAAGGTCAGTGAAACTTTTTGCTGTTTCTTTAAAGGCTTTAAGATCATTACCACCGCCATCATCCGCAGCGTATATATCAAAATTCCTTTCTAAAGATGAAATAACAAACATAGGTTCTTTGCCATCATAATTAGGTGGCTCTAAGTTAAAATCTTCCTGTACAGAAGTATCGGTAGATGCTCTTTTATAAACTGACACTGTAGGAGTATGTAACTGAGAACCTAATTTTGTTGTTTTTCTTTCAACATGGGATGCATCTGTGATGACTAAAGTATTCGTAGACGAATCTATAGTATAATCAGAGGGGTCTAATAACCTAGTTGTAGTTACACTAATCCTACTTAAATCTACAGGTAGGAAGTTAGAGGGCAGGACATAAGTAGATACCGATAACGTTGTATCACCCCCAAAAGTATAACCGATCCGTTTACTGAACTTCTTTGAATCAGAGTCCGTAGTGCTTTTAAGATTATTTCTTAAACTCTCTATAACTGTGGAGTTCTGTAAATTAGCATCGTCTGTACTACCCCCTGTCGTTTTACTAGCTAGTAAGTCACCGTAGGATGTAGACCCTTCATCAGCTGTATCGATGCGCAAGGAATATTCACGATCATAGTTAACCTGCTTTAGGTAGACTAGAGCTTCTTGAGGACGTGCTGGAGGGTAGATCTCATCTGATTTTAGCACAACCTTTTTCGTGTTTAAAATGAAACTAAAATCAGCAATTGACGTAATACGAATATCTTGCTCTGCGTTAATACCTGTGATGTAGTCATAATTAGCACCATCGGCTAACTCAACATCTAACTCTACACCATCTTGATTTAACACACGGATAGCACCGTCTGACACTATGACCGTATATTGTTCATTCTCATCACGCTTATAGGTATGTATCTTAGAGGCGCTTAGATCACCGATTACTGTGGCTAGGTGTTCTGTAGGAGGTCGCTTAGTTAACCCAGTAACTACGTCAGAGAGGCCATTAACTTGTTCTTCGGCCTGACTACCCAAACGTAGAGAGGGCGGCTGTTGCGACACCCCATTAATTAAGTTCGGGATGTTACTTGATATTAAGCTCATTAGAATATCCTGTTAGTTATGCTTCGATTAACAACACGCGATACGCTGCTGTCGTCAAAGATATTGTGGTCATTAACGTCAGACTCAGCATGTAATAAATCTAACCATGCTGTGTTCTCGTCATCAGCTGTTAATGAAGATAGGTTGTCACTACCTACGACACGTTCTTGGAATGAACGGCCAGCTCTGATTGTAATAAACCTACGAGCTGCTTCAGGTAACTCTTCAAAGTCAAGAAGAACAACCATGTCAACAACAACAGGGTCAGAGATTACATAGGTGTGGTTTATTTTATCATATAATTTAGAACCACGCTGCACATAATCAAAACGTGAGTCTCTATATTTACTTACAGTTTGGGACAGGTCTACTCTTACGCAGTTTGCAGGTAGGTTTAAGTGTCCGTTTGAATCAGGCGATAGTGTGTAACCTATCTCTTCGTTAAAACTCCACCCAGTAGATTGAACACTACGAGTGATGTTATCTAAAATAGTTTCTGCCATCTCAGCGTCTACAAGACCTGAGGACAGGGAATTAACAGCAGCCTCTCCGATAAGTGAGAGCATTACATTGACTGCTTCTAGCTTCGTTGATAAATTCATTTCATGCTCCAAAATTTAAACCAAAAAAAAGCCCCACCTCCCTCGATGTTCTGAGAGAAGTGGGGCTATTGTGTTACTTAATGATTAAGCAGTTACTAAGTTGATTGCACAAGCAGGTCGTAATACGTTGTGACCCATTGCGTACTTAGCTACCATCAAAGTACCTTGACGGCTGATCTGGTACTCAGACTCAACGCCAAGATCTAACAACTTAACAGTTGCAGCAGCGTCAGCAGAGAAGATCATACCTTCGATGTTAGAGAAGTCACCTTTGTAGTCGCCGAATCCAGCTGACGTAGGAGTTACAGAAGTAGTAGACTCGTCAGTTGTTGGGACGTGGTTAGACATAAGGATCTTAACACCACCGATCATTGGGACAGAACCAGTAGACATAGAACCAGAACCACCAACATCACGGTTCATGTATGCTAATTGGTTAACGTCTTGTGAACCGAATAGTTTGTAGTAAGAAGCAGGTGGAAGTACACATACTTTCTCGCCAGTTACGTCTTTGCTATCGAACTCTTCTAAAGCACCATAGATCGCGTTAGCAATGTCAGTACCAGTAGAAGCTACACCGTTAGTGCCAACAGCAACGTTGTTAGTGAAGACTTCATCATTCAAACGTTGTGCAGCAGGAAGGTCAGCAGAAGACTGCATGTTAGCAGCAGTAGCAACGATCTTTAAGATGTTGCGGTCAGCAGCGTTAGCTAGAGCGTGACCCATTTCTTTAGAGTAGATTGAACGCACATCGTAGTGGTTCATTGCTTCGTCGATGTTAGCGATGAACGACTTACTGATTAGCAAGTCATCAACAGTAACGATTCGCTCAGCGTGGTTCATTGCATCTGCTTCGATTAATTGACCAGCAGTGTGGTATGAAGCAGTAGTAGTACCAGTCATTGGGAATGATGCACTCTTACCACCAGAGATGGTGCGAACGCGGTGAAGACCCATTGCGATGTTCTTCTCTTCGAAGGCAGTTAATACTTCGCCAGCGAATAGTTTGAGGAATAATGCACGAGTATCTGCACCTTGGTTCTGTGCGCCTAAACGTGATACATTTTGATCAGTTGGGAATGCCATAATTGTTTACCTTTTAAATTTAAGTTAAGTTTAGTGTTGCTAAATTGTATTTGTTCTATCAGCCTTAACACTTCCTTTCCCTAAGATTATCTCACCGCAGTGAGGTCAAAGATAGTTAGTAGTGGTTCTGTCTTTTAGATACAAAAAACCCAACCCGCCGAAGCGGGAGGGTAAAGAGACTATAAGATATTGCTGCGAGATAGCTTCTCAGCTACTTGCTGCCGGTAGTTCGCATCGTTTGTGTACCGAGGGTCGCGCATAGCGGCTGACATCTCTGCCACACTACTGAACGCACCACCCGCAGACGTTTGACTAGCTTCACCTTGGAGGAGTTGTGGTGAGCTACCTTCTGCGGCCTGATACTTCGTCTGCAAACCGGATACTGCAAGTTTAACCATATCTAAGTCCTTTGAATCTACAGCTCTATCAAAAGCAGCGGCCTCACCTTGAGTAAGGTTATCACTAGCCCAGTTGATTAGTTCACTGTAGTTCTCTTGCCCGCCTGTTAAATCAAACACAGCGGCTTCGTAGTCAGCTACTAAGGCTTCTTGCCCAGCAATCCAACTATCGACGAGTGTCTTAGGTAAACCTGATGCTTCTAATTCAGCTATCGAGTCTGCGCTTAATCCACCGTCTTGATCATACTCCGCTTGGAACTTATCGAACTCTAAGCCTTTGGACTCTAATAGTTCGCTTACTTCACTGGGAGCAGCTTCTGCTGAAGGGGTACTTTCCGTTTCGGCTGTACCAGCTTCCTCAACAGAGGGTGCTTCTTCGTTAGACCCGCCTTGGCCTAACTTTGTTTCTAATGCAGCATAGGCTTCTGCCATCTGAGCTGCATCTTTAAACTTTTCTGGTAGCCAGTCTGGACGTTCTTCAAGAGCCGCCTCAGCTTTGTCTACCTTTTCAAGCATTTCTTTATCGTGTTCTGATAGGCCTGCCGCTAACTCTTCTTGGTTAGCTTCGACAGTGCCCGTGTTTACTGTATCAGTCATATAGTCTCACCTTAGTTATTCTGTAGGTTGTTCACCAGTATAATCCATCACGCCTTTAGCGACAGCCGGAGCTGCACCTTTAGCCATCTCAGCCATCTGTTGTTGTTGCATAGCAGCTTCTTGCTGTTCTTGAGCAGCTTGAGCTTCCTGTGCGACATCTTCTTCTGACTTAAGAAGACCTTGAGTGTCAATACCAAGTGATGCACCTAAGCGGTCGATGTAATCACCCACGTTAAGATACTTAGCAATAGCCTCTGGCCCTAAAGGTTGTAGATATTCTAGCAGTGAAGATAATTTAGATAAGTCCTGCCCACGCCCTAACGCTTCTAACCCAGTCACTATCTGTGGCTTGATTGCATCGTCAGGGAACTTAGGCATCTTGCCTTCTTTCTGCATCAGGTAAAGCAGTATGTTGACAAGGGGTAACTGGAAATCTTGAGATAGAGTACTGTAGATTCCACCGAGTGCTGTTTCTAGCTCTTGCGCCATGTAGCGGATCTCTTCTGCCGTAACACGATCTGCATTACGCTGAATAGAGCTGTTGAGTAGAAACGCAGCCGATAGACGCTCAGTGATCTGCGCTATTGTCTCCTGAGCTACCCGAAAGTCGTTAAACTTATCTAGCTGTAAAGTTGATACGTCATTAGCATCACCGGTAACAATACCTCCGTTAGGAGAGTTAGCTAAGACTGATGTGCGTGTTGTTCCGTTTGGTCGAACCAAGAACAGAACCTTAGCAGCAGCGGCTGAGCCTTCTACGATTGCAGTGGTTAAAGTTTCTAATGATTTAATATCGCCGATGTA